GTTGCATAGCATCCAAAACATTACTAAGTGCATCCATTAATGGGCCACCGAATTCAATACCTAAATCCTTAACCTTATTCTTAACAACTTTTAATTTTGAACTGAAAGTTGAATAACGTTTTTCGGCTTCATTGGTTAATGCAGTATTACTCTTCCAACCATCTCCAGAAACCTTCAAAGCTTTGGCTAAGGTTCCACCGGCACCGGATAAACGAAGCATTGTATCAATTTCTTGTGTTGAATTAATACCCATATCTTTCAACATAGAAGTAACATCTTTACCACTAGTTTTTGCTTTTCCTAAGCCCTTAACGAATGAAACAATTGCTCCGGATGCATCATCTTTCCAATGTTTCTTGAATTCTGATGATGACATACCTGAGGCTTTGGCAAAGCTATCCAAATCTTTACCACCACCGGCAACAGCTGTATTAATCTTTTGCATAACACGAGACATGGCACCACCACCAGCCTCAGCTTGAATACCAACTGAAGACATAGCGGCCGCCATACCTGTTATTTGTGATTCAGTTAATCCAACTTGATGTCCGGTACCGGCTAAGCGAAGTGACATATCAACGATATCTGATTCTGTGGTAGCCATATTATTACCAAGATTAACGATTGATGATCCTAATCTATCGAAGTTCTTTTGTGGCATTCCTGTAATGTTAGCCAATTTGGCTAACGCAACACCAGCATCTTCGGAACTCATATTGGTGGCTTGCCCCATGTCAATCATTGTTCTGGTAAATCCCATAACATTAGGAGTTTTTATTCCTAATTGACCGGCCGCCTCTGCAACATGAGAAATTTCAGTAGTAGTAGCTGGTATGGTCTTCGCCATATTTCTAATACTTTTTTCCAAATCATTATATGAAATGGTTACTTTTCCGTTAGAGTTTCTTTGCTCGTCAACAGTCTTTTTAACACCTGTAAAGGCATTATCAAAGTCACTAGCCGCTTTAACAGATGCTGCTACTCCAGCAACGATTGGAGCAGTGACTCCAACGGTCATTCCTTTACCGATACCTTTTAATTTATTACCGGCATTAGTAGCAACGGTTCCAAAAGCTTTTAATTTGTTATTAGATTCAGCAAATGAATTAGCAAATTCTTGGTTAGCTTTTTTAGCCTCTAATAACTTGCCACTTAACTCTTGAACCTTCTGAGAGTTCTCTCCGTATTCTTGTTTGGCTAGTGCAAGCTGTTTTTCTAAGTTCTTAACTTGCAACGCCGTGGCTTGTTCTTGTTTGGCGTAATATTGCTTAGCTAGTCTAGCTTTGTCACTAGCTTTAGCATTATTACCTAATTGAGCAACTTCTAGTTGGTATTCTTTAGATAAGTTGCTTGAAGATGTTTCCAGTTTCTTCTGTTCAGCTGACAATGATTTTAGAGTCTGTTGACGCTTTTGTGAGGCTTGCGCAGCATCACTTTCAGCTTTTTTAGCTTCTATTAATTTCTTGTTAGTTCCATCAATTTGATTCTTTAAAGATTGCTCTTGCTTTTCAGCCGTTAACAGCTTGTTTGTCCAGATACGAGTTTCTTCTGAATTTTCTCCAGTTACTTGTTTGACCTTAGCTAAAGCATCAGCTGTCACTTGTGTCTTACTCTTAGCTAATTCATATTGACTATTTAACTTGGTCATTGAAGCTTCTAGCTTTTGTGATTCAGAAGAAGTATTTCTCATCTGCTCTTTTTGCAAAGCAAATTCTTTGTTCAAGGAAGTCATAGCATTGCTATTTTCTTTAATAGCTGACTTAAATTGCTGGTTAATAACCTTATATTCAAGTTGAATCTGTTTGTCTGCCCTTCGATTACCTCCTATCTAATCTGAATTTATATAGTTTTCAATAGCTACTTTGTTAATAACTAATTGATTCAATTCATCAATTGTCCAAAATTCGGCAACTTCGGGATCTAAACCTATAAAAAAAACGTAGAAGCTATACAAGTCTTCTACGTTATTCACTCTTATTTTTGGCGGTTTCTTTGGTGACCCTTTTTGCCGTGACCTTTTTTTGTTGATTGTCTAAATCCCTGGGCCATTGTTGCATCTGCTTTAACAGAACCACTTACCATTTCAGCAAGAATCTGGCCAAATAACTCAAAATCCAGATTTAATTTATCTTCAAAATCATCTTGTGTCATCGAAGTATTAGGATTTTTATTAACGAACGCTAACCATGCTGAATTGATAAGATAAGGTTCCATGTCGCCAGGATTCTTTTCAGCGCCAACAAATTTGGCTAAGAGAGATTCCGGAAGCAATCCCTCTTTTTGAAACCTACGTAAAGCATGAATGGAAATTTTAGGTTCAACTTGAACTGTTTTTCCATCATTTAATTTAATTTCACGAATCATTTAAAGCCTCCTATTCTGTAGCTTTCTCAGGGTTTGTACTAGTTGCCTGAACTAATTCTGGTGTGAAATCTGTTAACCATTTATCTGATGTCTCTTTATCAAGCTCTAACTTCAAAGCTTCATAGAAGAATTTATTATTATCATCTTTCATAGCAATAAATTCTTGCTCAATTTCAGCAATTTCTTCACCACCATTTTCAAGTTCCCATTTCATACCACCAGAAAATTGCATGTTGGGGAATGCTCGGAACATTTCCATAGTCTCATCAAGATCTAATACATCAAATGACATAATTCCTCGGCCTTGACGTGAATCAGTTCCGTAGGCAAAGACACCTTTTTTTAGTCCTTCGGTCTTTAATCCCCAAACCTTACGAAGATTTTCAACTGGGAAATGACCTGTCCACTTACATTTCAATTGAGTAGGAATGTCAACGGAACGAACAACGTCTCCTTCACATTTCTTTTCAACGGTTTTTAATGTTGTTTCTATTTCAAGTTTTCCTGTACAGCCAAGTTTTACAGCCGGGGTTACATATTCCCCACCTTCAAACCATTTGATTGCAGCGTTTGTTACTTTGTATTCATCAAAAGTTGTAAATTCTTCTGCCATGTATATTTCTCCCTTTTACAATTTAATTGCTTCTTCTAAAGCATTCATTATTTTTTTAAATATTAATTCGGATGCCGTATCTCCACCCTGTTCAAAGAACTTCTCAGCAAATGGATTATGTGGACCGATACCGTCATTAGGAAATACTAAATATCCAAAGCTACCTTTATTTTTAGCTGCTCCGCCACGCGCATAAACACGGAAACCAAGGTTCATCATGTCAGCTTTAAGTGGATTAGATGTTTTGGCATGCTTTTTATTTCTGTTTGACATTGGCATGAAATTAATGATTTGTTGCATAGCCTCTTTGGCACCAACTGTATGAAGTACTTCATTAACAGCTTTTTCCGCTTTATCTGGAACCTTTGCCATTTCATTTTGAATAGCATTAGATTTTTCAAAATTCAAAAAGTATTCAGCCATTACTACTCACCAGCCTTAATGACGTGAACAAAATTCAAAGTGATCATTTTAGCTTCAACGCCTGTATCAGCAAACTTACCCGTTTCAGGTTCTGATCCAACAAATCTCAATCTCGCTTTAGTTAACTGATCCGCCAATATTAATACATCAATCTTTGAATTGTCTTTAGTGATAAATGACAAGACAAAATCCTGTAAATATTGATTATGGTTATCAGTCGCCTTTCTAATCTCTCCATCTTTTGAGTAAACAAAAAATGACTTATTCGCAGTTACTTCATCTTTTTCGATTGATGTATCAAACAATGGAAAGGCTTGACCATTCATAATATCAATGAATTTATCAAGATTTAAAGTGTCTTCAAATTTCATTTAAAGCTCCTTCTTTGACCAGGTACCAAAACATATATTTTCTATCAGCTGTTGGATCAATATATTTAATTTCATAGTAGTAACCATTGACAACAGCTTTTTGAATTTTAGTATCAATACCTGGCACAAAATAAGATTCAACTTTTAAATTAGAAGATAAGTCTGATCCAACTCCGAACAAGTCCTGGTCTTCTTGTCTAATAGTTTTAAAGTTAAAAAAGAGAAGTCCAGCCTCATTGAGTTCAAAGCCAATCTTCTCTTTTAATTTATTTCGTTTAGTTTTAATTGTTCCATAATGTAAAACCCCATCATTGAAGTTACTCAGTCGTCTTTTCATTAAAAGACCTCCGTGAAACTCCATTTAGGATTTGCAAAGTTAAAATATCGTTTTGATAATCAATTGGAAACATTTGCCTATATCCGTCCCAGTAATAGCGACAATAGTTCATTAGTAAATCATTTGCCACTAATTCTGTTTCAGTATCACCAGTAAAGCTAAGTGGTCCAGCTCTACTAGTGATAAACGCCATACCACGCTTGATAGCCTTTTTTAAACTATCATCACGCTCAGTAAAAGTGATTTGTAGTTCACTTTTAACTTGGTGAAATAGTTCATCACTTACATCATATTTCATTTATTTGCTCCTATTCAGAAGGTACTAGGGCTAATAAGTCTGCCTTAGCAGTTTTACCAGTGTAATCAATCTTCTTGTTGTCTAACCAAGCTTTGATCTCAGTTAATGTATTGCTATCGGTTGGTTTAATATCACTGGTTGGGTCAAAGGCCCCATCTTTTGATGGGGTATCTATTTTGACTCGTCACCAGTGGTATCGCCTACTTTACCCGCCTTTTTTACAACTGGTTCTTCTTCTGGACTAGGGATTACTGAACCATCAATACCAGAAATATCAGCAATAAAGAAAGCATTTTGATTCTTAGCTACACCCATACCAAAGAATTTAGCAATGAATAGGTCCATATCTTCAATGGCTAGTGTTTGATCATATTTCTTCAACTCAACAGAACCAGAAACTCCTAATACATAGTTCTTAGTGAATCCGAATACCATTTTATCTTCAGGAACAGCGTATGATTGAATGATTGTATCGCCAGTTGGTAATGTAATTAAATGCCAGTTATTATTAGCATCTTTAACTGCCAATTCTGGAAATAGTTTTGACCAGTAACTCATAGGATTAACAATTACTGAAATAGGTCCATTAGCAGTCTTTGCTTTAACTAAGGCAGCATGAATACCAGCTAGTGACTTAGGTTCTAAATCTTTTAATGCAATAGCTGGTTTATCTGGATATACGCCATCTACGGCACCAGATAACTTCTTAATCATACCGATTGGTTGTAATTTACCAGTTCCGGAAACAACAGCAGTTTCAAGTGTTGCGGACATTGTTTCTTCAAGGAATGTAATTACATATTGTGCCATATAACTAGCACCAAGTTGGAAGAATCCCTTCGGTACGGCCATATAGCCAGAGAGTTTACTTGATTCTAGT